CTCCAGCAGTACGCCGATCACCGCAAGGCCCTGGGCCTCCGAGGGGCCACCCATGTATCAGTGCTCAGGGCGATTAAGAATGGTCGGCTCCAACCTCCAGCGGTTGAGCGTCAAGGGAAGGGCTGGGAGATTGACCCGGCTCTTGCTGATGATCAGTGGGCCCAGGCCACCGACCCGGCGCCGCGTGGGACCAATGCCAACCAAGAACAGAAGCCCAGGCCGAAGGCCGCCACGCCGGAAGGCCAAGTGCCCACGGCCAAGCGGGCTCAGCAGCCTGCAAAGGCCAGGCCATCGCCTAAGCCAAAAACGGAAACACTGCCGGATCCCGCCGATTCAATTGACGGACTGGACGACGATCCAGACACAGAGGAAGCGGATTTCAACAGGGAGAGGGCGTTGCACGAGCGCGAAAAGCGCTTGATTGCTCGAATGGATCGAATGGAAAAAGCAAAAGAGCTAGCCTATAGAGCAGATATGGAAATAGCCTATAACGCTGTCTTGCTCCAATTAACCACCTTAGCAAGCTCCGCCCATAAGCGAATCAAGGCAATGATCCCCCACCTTACCCACCAAGAGCTAAGCGAAATTGAAAGGATTATATCCGAGATTTTCGAGTCTGTATCTTCTAATGAGTTTGAAGAACTACCAGAATGATTGATCGCAATATCCGAAAGATGGCCAAACGGCTTGCCGCCATGGTAAAGCCTAAACCGTTTATGACAATGTTGGAATACAGTAACACTCATTATTATATTACAAGTGCAACTGATGGTCGGCAAAAGTGGAAAACTAGGCCGTATCAAGAGGATTGGTTTCTGGCGCCAACTGACCCAGAGGTTGAGTGCATGGTTTGCCAGAAGCCGTCGCGGGTTGGCTGGTCGGAGTACGTGAAAGCAGTAATTGTGTTTTTCTCGGACTGGCGCCGATCTAAGATAATGTTGGTACAGCCTACAGACTCTGAAGTACAGAAATACAGCACTGAAGATATAGATTCAATGTTTGATGATAACCATGGAATCCCCAGACTAAAAGGACAATTAAATAATAAAAAAACAAAAGGAGCGTTAAAAAATAGCTACGATTTTAAGCAGCTCGTTAATGGTGCGTTGATCCACTTGGTAAGCGCCGCAACGCCCCGGTCTGGTCGTCGGGTGGAGCGGAGCCCAATTCTGTTTGAAGAACCAGCCACCTACGACAGCCCCGAAGGTGACACCATTGGAAACCTGTTTCAGCGGGCCGGTAACATCTGGGACCCGTTCTTTACGATTGGCGGCACGCCGATATACCCTAACGATTACATGGAGCAAGCCTTTAAAAAAGGCGATCAACAATATAGATATTATCCATGCCCGCACTGTAACCATTACCAACAACTGCGCTGGGAAAATTTTATAAAGGAAGGCCCTGATGAGGGGCGGATTCGCTGCGAGCATTGCGAAACCCCAATCGACTACAGCAACCTGTATTCAATGGACAAGGCCGCTGGCTGGGCCTGCCCGCTGGGACTGGATCGCAGCAAGCAGGTCTTGCGCAACGGTGTGCCGATCTGGCGATCACAGCAGGTGGGCCCTGGTATGAGCTACCACCGGGCGGCCATGTGGCCCGAGCTGGTGGCCAGGCATCGGGTAGCGCTGGAGCAAATGAAAATGGGGAACGTGGCGCCTATGCAAACATTTCACAACACAGATTTAGGGGTGCCATGGGCTGATGAAATCACCAGCAAACTTACCGGTGATGGCCTAGCCGAGCGTCGAAAAAATGTAGGCTTTGGTAATGGCTATCCATGGGACAGCGAGGAGTGGGACATTCCGACCGGGGTGTTACTGCTGACCGATGGTGTCGATGTGCAGGGCGGCGGCGGCACCGTGGGCGAGCGGCTGGTCTACACCCTCTGGGGCTGGGGGGCTGGTGAGGAGGGCTGGCACATTGCGCACTTTGAGATTGAGGGGGACCCCCAACAGCCGGAGGTGTGGGAGCAGCTGGACATCATCAGCACGAGAGCCTGGGCCCGCCAGGACGGGGGGACCATGAAGGCCAACTTGGGGGGTGTTGATCATGGCGGCTTGTGCAGCAAGCAGGTCGAAGACTTCTGCCGCGCCCGTCCCGATCGGTGGGTGGCCATGAAAGGATCGGGCACCAAAGGATTGCCGATCATCCAGAAGGGCAAGCCGACGGAGGTCAACCGCAAAAATCAATCAGTCACCCGCCGCGGCGGATTGCTCTATACCACTGGTTACGACGCGAGCGTCAACATGCTCAAGGCAATGCTTCGGGTTGAGCAGCCGGGGCCTCGATACCTGCATTTTGGGCAGGCTTCTACAGATGAGTTCCTGCGGGAGCTGTTTCCCTGGAAGTACGTCCCGAAGACCCGGGCCCGCACCGAATACCACTGGATCAAGCCCCCAGGGTGCAACGACGAAGGCGGCGACTGCACGCGGATGGCCTATGCCGCGATGTTGCTGGTGTCCCGCCGCTATGCCAAAGGAACCATGTGGGCCCAGCTCGCCCGCACCCTGGGCACCCAGGCGCCGGGGACGGGAGGGGGAGGGGTGCCGCTGCCCCCCCCAGCCCGAGACCCCCAGCGGTCGAGCTGGCTGAAGGGCTCTAATGCAGGCGGTTCCGACCGGCGCAAAGGCTGGCTAAAGAGGTAAGATGGGGCCATGGCCTATACCTCTGAGGATGTCGCTGCGGACCTTGCTGAGCTGCGCAGCAAGATCAATCAGGGCGTCCTAAAAGCTCGATTCAGCGACGGCCGGGAGATCACCTATCGAAGCCTGGATGAAATGCGCCGGATCGAACAATCCATGGCCGCAGAGGCGGAGCCGACTACCTCGCGTCGGGTTCGCCGCACCTACTTCAGCGTGTCTCGGCCAACCTGATGGGCAAGGGTAAGAGCAAGGGCAAAGGCAAGCGGCTCCGAGATGACCGGGAACTTGCCCGCCGCACCATGGCCCGGTTTGAGGCCGCAGAGGACACCCGGCGAACCTCTGGCTGGTGGACAAACAACAGCGGTCCAAACAGCGATCTGCGACAGGCGTACTACTGGCTGGTAAAGCGGCACCAGGATCTTGCCGATAACGATGCCTACGCCTCCAGAGCGATTGGCGTGATTATAAATAATTGGATTGGCGATGGGATTATGAGCACTCCCATAGGCGCAACTAGCAAATATAAATTAAGCTATAATACCTGGGCAGAATCACGACATAGCGATTTTTACGGCACCCATGATTGGTACGGCAATCAATCCGTTGGGGCCAGAACTACAGCGGTGCGCGGCGCCGTACTGGTGCGGAAGCGGATACATCCTGAACTATTTGAGCGTCACGGAATAGTGCCTTTGCAAGTGCAGATGCTTGAGCCTGATTGGTTAGATTTTAATAAAGACAATTCTCAAGACATATTATTTGGCCAGCAGTTTGATAGCGCAGGCCGTTTGATGGGTTACTGGATTAGAGACAGCCACCCTGGCGAAACGTCGCTAGGTATTGGCGTCAGGGTGCAAAGCACTTTTGTACCGAAAGAGGAAATAAGTTTACATTTTGATTGCAGGCGAGCTGGCCAGAGAATGGGGCTCCCGTTTGGCACGGCAGCGATTTTGACCCTGCGGGATATGGGTGACATCAGGGCGGCCCAGCAGATGAAAGATAAAATTTCAGCTTGCTTTTTTGGCGTTACTTACGACTCAGATACGCAGGCGGCCACGGATCCCGAAAAAGACGGGCTGGAGTTTGACACGATCGAGCCTGGCGCAGTTGAGCACATGCCCCCAGGTAGAAACTTTCAGGCATTCACCCCGCCAAGTTCTGGTGATTTTGTTAGCACCCATCGTGAGTACGCTCACGCCGTAGCAGCAGCTTACGAGATTACTTACGAATCAATGACGGGTGATTTGTCAAACGTCAATTATTCGAGCTTTAGGGGCGGATGGCTTGAGTTTAGTAGGCGGATTGCTTACTTGCGAGGGAAGGTTTCCATCCCCGGAATGCTGGCGCCGGTGTGTGAGTGGCATGACGAATTAGCCCGGATGGTTGGCCTGCTGAAAGGGCCAATGAGCTGGACCCATACCCCGCCGCGTCGGGAGATGATCGACCCAACCAAGGAAATTCCAGCGCTGATTTTGGCGGTGAGGGCTGGGTTTATGAGCTTGTCAGAAGTACAGCTATCATTTGGCTATGTGCCTGAAGAAGTAATTCAAGAGCTGAGCAGAGACCTACAAAGAGCCAGAGATGCCAGCTTAATCCTGAGCACAGATGCCGCACTGGTTTCCAACGCTGGCGTAACCCAGGCTCGCCCGGCAGGATCTGCATTCACCAGCTCAGCGCCTGACCCTGGCGCAGAAGAGGGCAGTAGCGACCCGCTGGACTGATGGCGCTGACCGCTTAAACTACCCCCAGCATCTGAGCATCAATGGCCCCAGGAGTAACCGTTAAAGCCGCCGCCACTGCCCCAGTGTTGCGGCTCTATGGCGAAGTCGGGGTTGATGTGTTGGTTGACGACGTGGCCCGAGCGCTGGACGCTGCAGGGGGGCGTGATGTTGAGATTCACCTGTTTTCGCCTGGGGGTGTGGCGGCCGAAGGGATGGCAATCCATGACGTGTTGGCGGCGTACAAAGGCAAGAAAACCTATGTGATAGATGGCTTGGCAGCATCTGCAGGCTCAATTATCCCGATGGCTATCAGCAAGGCCAAGGGCGATCGCCGCTTGATGCCAGACAACGCCCTGCTGATGATCCACAACTGCTGGGGCGGATCGGTTGGAGACGCCGATTCAATGGATGCCGCGGCGGCCATGCTGCGCGTTCACTCCCAGGTTTATTCCACCACCTATGCCAAGGCATCAGGCCAATCGGTCGAGCAGATTGCGGAATGGATGGGCGCGGCGCAGGGGGGTGGCACATGGTTCACCGCCGAAGCGGCCCTGGCGGCTGGCCTGATTGATGCAGTGATCGACCCGGTAGACGTGCGTGCCAGCGTCCCGGCTCTGCCTGCGGGGCAATTCCCTAACCCTCCAGGGTGGGTGTCTAAGGCCCTGGCGTCAATGGTTAGAATAGAATCAGGAGATCACCCTGAACACTCCCGAGCTAAACACATGCCTACGCAAGATCAGGCCGGGAGCGCACCGGCCGCCGTCACTGAAGCGCCTCCCGTGGTCGCTTCTACTGAAGCTGCCCCTGTTGCCCCTGCAGTAGTGCAAGCCGCCGTCAGCCCCGTTACCTCGACCGCTGTTGCG